CCAGCCTGGGTAGCCATAAGACGTGCAATGTGATCCTCTAGATCTGGACCTTCAATATTGTCTTCAAGAGACTCTGCTGAAAGCTCCCAATCAAGACGGAGCTTGCGTGTTGTAAGAGATACTTTGTTAAATGTAGCATTTTGTGCAGAGAAAGTTGTAGTATTAGCATTTGTATAGCTATCGCCACTTGCCACGAAGTTACGTGGGTTGTCTTCCTGTGCAACTGTCATGATACGCTGTCCAACTGCAACACGATCAATCTCGGTTGTGTTTGAACGCATACGGATTGTACGAGCTGCCTTAGCAAGAATTGTAGCATCCCACATGTAATCCAAGAAGCGATTAGCTTGATCTGGATATAGGAGTCCGTTACCTGAAAGGGTAGCAGAGTCTGAAGATGCATTGACTGCTGAAGAACCGAGGTCCGTAGTATCAATTACTTTTTGTAGAAGTTCATTACTCATTTTTATTTCACCACCTTGTTTTTTCTGTATTTTTATATATTACTAGCACTGAGGAAAGCGCCTTGCCATATACTTTGTTTTGGTTTTGTTTGACCCATTGGAGCTTCTACCCCAATGGACTTCTGTACTGCAGTAGCTGACTCAAAGCCCTTGAGCTGATGATCAACATATTCGATCTTTTCGAACATATCAGTTACTGACTTACTCAAAGTTTCGTACTTTGCAACGATTTCATCATTTGCCTTTTGAATATCCTCATATCCCTTTGACAAACGCACCATCTCTGCACGTGTTTCATTGACAATATTGTACATGTCCTGAATTGTTGCAGCATGTGTTGCATAGTTCTTCTCAATAGACTCACCAAAGAAGGTCTTGAGGTCGCTGACCATCTTTGTCAAATCAAGTGCATCTTCTACCTCAGAGATTGATACGGCCTTTTCAATGCTGGTATCTTCTGCAGTTTCTGAAACAATTGAAACTTCTTCGGCTGGAGCCTCTACATCAATTGACTTCTCAATTGTTGCATCTGTATCTTCTGCCATGTTGTTACCTCCTTCGTTGAGCGAAATATCATCACTCTTTTTAAGCCCGTCCTCAAACGAGACTTTCTTTTTGCTATTTTGATCAGGATAAAGATTAATGGTAGCATTGCTATCAATTACATTTCCCGCCAAACCTGGAGCTGCTGTCTCCGTTGCTTCGTGTGCTGATGTTGGTGCATCATCTTTCTTAAAATAAGAATCAATTACTTTTTCAATTGCTTCAAACTTTTCTGAATCTGCTTGCTCAACCCAACCAATATTTTCCATTGTTGCATCGCATACAACACAATCTTTTGTTGTTGCTGTATCTGTTGATGCAATCTCATCATTCTTACACCAGAAAACATTCTCTAATGTTATTCCTTCAATCATACCTTTTACAAATGTACTTCCATCTGTGTTTTTTTCAATAGAAAAAAAGTTTGCAAGCTGATTTGCTGGTGAATCTACTAATGATAATTCATGTAGATCATAGTCATGAATAACTCTGCGAGTCTCTGCTTCCCCGTCAACTTTTTCCATCTTTGCATCATTAATGTTTCCGCCAATTGAGAAGCCTGAATAAGTTCCGTCCAAACATTTTTCCCAGGCATCCTGTGCGCCTTTAGAAATATATGCAGTTACATATACGCCATTATATTTCTTTTGAGTCTCTGGATCAAAGAATGTGTCGTGCTTAAATTTAACCATTTTACCAACTGCTGTTGGTCCGTGCATTTCACGAATGTTTCCTCTGAATCTTTCAAAGGCTTTCTTATTTGCATCTGCAGTAACAATATCGCCGTGGCGATCAACGTTGTCTAATGAAGCAAAGCCAGACACCAAACGCTTCTCTTTATCAACCTTTGTGATAGGGAAATGAAGAGCTGTAGAAGATTCGCTGTTTTGCCAGTACGTTTTTTGAATGTCCATATGTAAATAAATAATATCAAGTTTTATAAATAAGTCATAATTTAACTGATATTTTTTATAATTCCTGAATTGATCTGAATGACCTTTTTTACATCCGAGCCCTCTGGTTGATAAGGTGTACTTTCTTTTGGAGGGGTTGGTGCTCCTGGATCATGGTCTTCTATGTTTGCAACATATGGCGTGACTATGTGTGAATCTGGGGTAACATTTGGACTAGCCATTGAATTATGGGATGCAAGTCCACCCGTAACAAATCCCATTATTGGGTACATCAAATGGGCAATATCACGCTGAAAGCCAGTAGCTGCCCAAGCTGAGATCGCACCTACAAAAGCTATCCCGAGCTGTTTTGCATCGGATACACTAAATTTAAAATGATGTTTTAAGCTCATAATGAACCCTTTAACTCATCATAAATAATTTGTGGAAGCGGTCCTGTTACTTTAATGTCCTGTTTTGCTTCATATTTAACTAATGCTGACTGGGTTTGTTTATTCATAATTCCTGTAACATAATTACTTGGAAGAAGTCCCGCCTTTAATAAAGCTTTTTCTACTGCCATAACTGCATCATTTTTTTGACCCAAATTGAATGCTGTTGTGCTTGTTGGAAATGGAGGTGCCACAAATACTGTGGGAGAAGGAGTTGGCGTTGGTGTTGTGCCACTTGTTGTAATTGGAGTGCCATGTAAAGCTGCTGCAGCTCCCGCTGCTGCTGTCCCAGTAGCTGCCACGCCTGCCGTTGCCTTCTTGCTTGTAACACCCTTTGAAACAGGTTTTAATGGCACTGGATACTTAGGTCTTACAATTGCCATAACATAAAGATAGGGGCGATGTTCTCTATAGCATCCTCCACCATTTGCAGCAGCACTTGTATTTTTATCAGTTGTATTAAAACCAATTGTTGTTAATCCGTCTGGAGATGCTGATTCAATTATTTCAACGTGTTCTGCTACGCCAGTACCCCAGCTAAAAAACACCAAGTCGCCTGGTTGTCCTTGATATTTATTTACAACTAAACCTTGTCTTTGAAACCAAGCTAGCCCTGCTGGGCAATATGCAAATCCTTTTGGAGTTTGTGCAGCAACTAAATGTGATAATCCAACTTGTGCAAAGCACCAAGAAATACCCATAGCACAATAACTTGCATTAGGAACACCATACCAAATTCCATATGGGTTTTCATTCATAGGTCCTTCAACAAAACCTATTTGGCTTCTAGCAACATTTAATACATCTAATGCTGTTGCCATTTTTAGTTACCTTCTTGTGGACCCTCGCCCTTTGCGTTCCGAGCGGTGCCCATTTTATCAGGAGCGTTTAAAGTTCTATTTTGATCACGTGTTTTATTTCCACTTGCATCAGATGCTGCATCTTGTGCTGCTTTAGGATTAATAACTAGCACTGCATCACCGCCTTCAAGTGGAGCCATTCCACGACGTGCACGAACTTCGTTAGGAGTAATAACTTGATCCTTTAGATATCTGTCATCAATACGAGATTGAGTTTCTTCATCTGTAAGTGCAAGTTCATTAAATCTTAAAACAAACGCATCAGTAAATTCTCTGATAATCAAGTTTATTTTAAATTCTAGCTCTTCTTGACGTGGACGGCATACTTGCTCTTTAAATGTTTTATCAGCATCTTTAGCATTTGCCAACGATACGTTTGCTGGCATGCCCAACTTAGATACTGGAACACGGTGAGAAAGAAGAATACGGTCTCTATTTTCTACTGCATAGTTTCTGAATGAAGAGTCTTGTATTCCCGCCTCAATTGGCTCCATGTTGAATTCAACACGGCCTTGCTCGCCATCTGAAGGAAGCGGGATATAAAGAGTTCTATGGTTTCTACCCTTTAGGCCAGTCTGGAAAAATTCAAGCAGTTTACGCTCTGAGTCAGCAGTAAGTTTTGCACCTTTAACAGTAATGATATAACGTGGTACAGCTTTATTTTCAAAGTAATCCAGGTTGAAGCGTTGAGCGAATTCATCACCTGCAACCGCATTCTTTGCTGATAATACGTCTGGTACTCCATAGTAGGTATTTGACGGAGTAAAAACTTTAAAGTGAATTACTTCGTTTGGCTGGGGATCAGTACCTATCTGATCTGGGGTCTCGGTGTCACCGAAGTTTCTAAAAAATGTATAACGGTTATAAACAACTTGAACAAAACCATCACGGTGACGACGGATTCTCATGGTTGTTGTAGGAATATGCCCAATGTAGCCAATCTTGCCATTTGTTGTACGACCAACTTCAAGGTAAGCATTTCCAGTTGACTCTAAATCAATAAAAACCTTTTTCATTGTTTCTGTAAATGAATCATCAGAGTTCATTGACTCCAGATAAGAACGAAGCTCTTCTTTGTAACCCTCAAGCTTTGAACGCAACTTGTCAAGCTTCTTTGGATTATCCATGACTTCTTCAATTTTTGCAGTTGTAGCCCAGGTGTTATCAAACTTATACCCCAGACCTACTACGTTTGCCGCTTTAGCATTTACTGCAGAGTGATGATATGGAGAAATATCATATAGTTGAGCCAAGTACAAAATGTTATATGGAGGCTGAACAATTTGGAAAAGAGAATATCCTGTAAGGTCAAGTGGATCTAATTTCTTAGATTTTGCATCACCAACACCAGTAAATGACTTTTGCATTCTATTTACTTGACGACGAAAATTAGGACTTAATCCATCTGACTTCTTAATTTCATCCCATGTAGCATTAAATGGATCACCGAAGTCATGTTCTATTGTATGTGATGGAGAATCAAGTTTTACTGTGATCCCGCCCTCATCTTCATCCATGCTGTCGTCAATAGTTAAATTAGCCAAGATTCATCTCCCTCATCTCTTTTACATAATCCATCATTGCTGGAAGGTCATGCTCATCTGGCACAAGACCCATTTCTAATCTTTGTCTTTGTTCTGCCAACTCTTCGTCTGTGACTGGTCTGTGACCCGCCATGAACATTGGCTTACCTTCTTCTAAACCATAATGCTTTGCAGCATCTTTAAGTTTTTTAATCTGTCTGATATCACCTTTAACGGCGGGGATACTCAAATAAGCCCCTTCTTCATCCATGACAACCTTGCCATCTGGCATCTGCCAAATATAAAGTCCCCAATTGACCTCATCAATTGGAGTTATCTGCATAGGTTTAGTAGGTTTCATATATGAATAATACCACTATATATGGCTAAAGCACAAAAAATGAACATGCTAATGCCATATTTTACTTGTTAAGCATTATTTGTGGGATGTGTATATGCCAAAATTGGCTGACCGCCATTATAATCTGTACTTAAACCAGAGAACTCAGACAAAGTACCCAAAGAATTTGAAGCAGACTGGGCATTTCCTATAGAGCTTCCAAATACTGTAGAAGTTGAATAGGGGAAATCTACTTGTGCTACTGTTGCAGTCAAGAAACTAAGATATCTATTTTGTACACTTCCTACAGACAGAGCATTTGGATATATTGATAGATAGCCAAATGTTCCCCTAGAGTACTGGGTTAAAGTTTTATCCCCGCCCAAATAAATAGTGCTTGAAGTTGGAGCAGAATATATACAAACAATATGATAAGCCTCGCCCTGTATCAAATATCTTCCGCTAGATATATCAACACCATTTACATATACATTTTGAAAGCCGTTTTGATACATCCCGCCGTCTTGATTAAAATAAACAGACGCTTTTGTTCCTAGGGTATCTAGAATATATTGAACTTTTGATGTACTAAAGTCATCATATCTAAACCAAAACTCTATTGTTTGATATAAAGAAGTTTGCTGTTGTGGGTATATAGCTGCAACCGAATTGCTTCCATCTATGGTTGTGTCTAACTTAATTCCAAAATTTTCAGATCTTGCAAGAATGTTAAAAGAATTATTTTTAATAGCATATGTGTCTCCCGTGTAGCTACCTTGTCTTGGAGTTAATGCAAAAGCTCCCATGTCTGAATATATAGAAAGGTCTTTATAAACTCCAACAACTAAGTTATCAATTCTTGGGCGATATTTTTGAGATGCATCTGAAGTTGAAATAGTTACTCTTACCAACATGTTTGGATAAACTGCAGAAGAACTGTCTGGAAATTTTATTACTGGATACCCATTTTCTATTTGATACCATGTAGAACCATTATCCTTTGAAAATTCAATTTTTATAAAGTCCCCGCTTACAGCAGAAGAGCTATCTGGCATACCTGAGTCCCACGCTACCTTTACTCCAGAGATTTTAGACAGACCAGAAGATGGCACTGTATATAGCCAAGTACCCGATGAAGACTGAGCTGTTAAAGTTTGATTTAAAGTTAAACCTGTTGAATCAGCAACTAATGTTGATGTAACTCCTAAACCATAATCAGCTGAATTTCTAAATTCTTTTTTAAATGCAAACATTGTTTCAGAATCTTTAATATCAAAAAAGAAACCACTAGTTTGTCTTACATAATTTTGCGGGGCAGAATCATTGGTTCCCCACACCATATGAGATCTAATAGTATTAGTAGAAAGTATATAATCATAAAAAGCAAGATTATTAATTACAAAAATGTCTGGTGAAGAAGCTGGGCCCATTTTATAAAAGAAATCTGAAGCCATTGTAGCTGTATCTGAAAAAACAAAATTAGACGAAACATTTACTGGATTCCCAGGTATGGAGTTCACAGAAACATTTATTGCACCATTGTCATAAGATAAAAATACATGTAATTGAGAATCCCATGACTTAATTTGTTTGTATGTGGTATAAGAAAGAACTTGAGATGTGACTGCATCTTTACCATTTATAGTAAAATAAATTTTATCATTATCAGCAAATGCCTGTGCCACTATATTGCCTTGATATGAAGTTGAAAATAATGTATTTAATTGTGTCGGGGCTTGATTAAATGATAGCCAAAATTCTATACCAAATTTAAGATTTTCTGTTCCATTATAGAACATATTATATACGGGAGTTCCAAGTGCACTTATCTCTGAATTGGATGTTATCTCACATCCCGCCAATTGATTGTCATAGTTAGACAAAGTTGTTAATGGCAAAACATCTGTAAAATTGGGAGACCCAATTGTAAAAGCAGCATGGTTACCATATTGAGACACATCTTGTAATGTAAAAGAATTAGTTGCAGCATTATAATTTGGTTCGTTGGCAAGCCAATCTTGATATGTCTGATATTCAAGCAAAATGGTGTTATAAGTTCTTAGCCCTGATGTACCATTCAATGGCCAAAATGCTATAGGATTATCTCTAAGAACTACTTGTTTATATGACATATAACCTATTATACCTGTTAACTAGATTTATTGACCTGTTATGGCTTTTACTTCTTCTTCTGTTAAGCCTA